TCCAATGACTTCCGTTCCATCTTTCTCCTTTTTCTTTGAGAGATGAATGATGGTAGAAGCAGCATACTTAAGACCACTGCCACCTCCCATCTCCTTAGTAGGAACATAAGCACCGATAACATCATAGGTATGATTTGTTACGATCATTGGAATATTTGCCTGACCAAGTTTTAAGGTAAGCATACGGAATGCACCTTTGATGAGTTGGGATTTGGTCATGTCCCGAACTTCTTTATCATTCAGAGCATCATTAATCTCTTTACTGGTAGAAAGCATACCTAAAGAGTCTAACACAAACATACAGGGTTTGCGTTCACCTTCAGGTTTTTTTAAGTAAAGATCCACTGCCTTCAATGCCTTTCCACGAAATTCCTCAACAGTAACAACATTAACAACCACAAGACGAGTAGTATCAATTCCACGGGATTCTAAGAGAGATTTGGTAATAGCTGCTTCAGTATCAAAATAGAGACAATAACCTTCAGGATTATTATCAAGAAAATTTTTAACCACTGCCAAGGAGAAGAAAGTTTTTCCTGTAGAACTTTCACCTGCGATTGCAGTAATCTTATTACCAGATACACCACCAAATATGCTACCGGATACAAGAGCATTAAAAATGTACGAACCTGTGTCCACAAAAGTTTCAGTTTCGTCAATATCTGATGCGAGTTGTGTGTATTCTCCACCAATTTCTTTTACAATATCTTTTAAAAAGTCCATTAAGCTACCATCCCGTATTCTTCACGAAGTATTTTTTTATAAGGTAAACCCTGTTCCCTAAGTTCTTTTACCAATTTCAATTTGTGATACAATGCTGCATCTCCGCCAAAACCCAAAGCACTAATAATTTTTTGAAGTTCATCATCGTTGATAGGTAAATCCATTAGGAAAAAAAGATGTCTAAGTTTACAGTTTTTTCTATACTCCACCCAATTGCATCAAGAATGATTTTAAGTGGTTCTAGAAACGCTTTCTCAAATTGTAAGTCATGGTCTATGTATTTGTCAAGATCAAGTTCCCTTGGGAAATCTTGAATAAATGAGATGATATTCTCGTGAATTGTATTTGGTTTTTTCAAATAAAGAAACTTAATCTTTTCCCCACTTTGAATTGCGGGATACTTATTATCAAGTCCCCTTTGTTTTGTATAATGATTATACAGAATTGCACCTCTTACGTGAATCGGACAACCTTTCTGATACATATCAGTACGAGACATCCATTTATTAATTTCAGAAACACTACGAGGAAATGCAATCTCTTCTGGTTTCAGAGATCTGAATTCTTTGCGACAATTCTCAATAAACTCAATAACATCATCCTCACCCTTAGTCATAATGATCTGAATTGCATCCTTAATCATCTTGCGACAAGGTGCAGGAGTGGATGTTTTGATTGCTTCAATTCCCATCATCTTGAGTTTGGGTTCTTTATAACGAACACCTTCACTGTCCCACACACGAAGAATATAACGTTTCTTACCAGTCCAGATTCCACGTTCTGCGATGTTCTCGCGTTTCATGTACATCTTCTGATCATAAGCGTTCAGGTAGTCCGCCAATTCTTGGTAAGAACCTTCAATATACTTTTCAAGTTCCAAACTACACACCTTATCAAGGAAATTGACAATTTCATCAGTAGTTTTCTCTCTCCCCTTGAATACAGCGTCAACAAAAGGACCCATATTAAGATAAATGGAGTCAGTATCCATAGCAATGACATAATCTACCTCTTTAGTTTTGAGAACATTATTCATATAAGAATTCATCTTGGTCTCAATCCATTGGATTGCAACCTGTCCAGAAAGAGTAATCGCTTCCGCATTTGCAAGTTTGAAGTAACGGAAGTATTCATTACCGATAGCACCATAAGCAGAGTTAAGAGCAATCTTCTTTGCCATCTGGATATTATCGCAACGAGAAATTTCTTTCTCTAATTCTTTCTTCTTGGTCTTTTCATATTCTTTCTTTGCCTCAATCATCTTCTTCTTGAAGATGACCCTTTCATTATACATCTTCTCCATAAGTTCTGGAAGGAACCCACGAATATCTTTACGGTACATCGCTCCATTCGCACATACCGAATAATCCTTATACTCATCAAAGGATAGTTCTTTTTTCAAGACTTTATCTACAGTCACACTTGGATGTTTAGTATCCAGTAGAGTTTCGGGACTGATGTTGTATTGCATAATCAAATGTGGATATAGGGAGTTAAGGTCAAAGTTAACAACCCAATCATAAGAACCGGGAATTGGTTCTTTTACATATGCACCTGCATACTTTTCATCTTTGGTATTACGTTCCTTTTGCGGAATAACAATATTCTTTTTAAGAAGATAATTGTAGATAATTGCATCCCAAGTGCGAACCTGATACGCAATATCATTGAAGTTTACTTTTGCGTCATATGCACGAGTGAAACAAAGATCAATAAGTTTGAGTTTATCTTCAAGACGGTCAACAAGTTCTACGTCAACGATGTTGTATTCTACAAACTTTTGCCAATTATTAGTATAAAAATCTCGGAAAGTATCATACTCACTGTGATCTAACTTGTTTTGTGAAAGTTCTTGGAATGCAATATGATCCAATCTGTAACTCTCTTGATTAGGAGTTGCAGGGGATTTTTTATAAAGATCCAAATAATCCAGAACAGATACACCTGCAATCTCACAACTCAACTGTTTGCGACCTGAGATGGTAACTTCTTTGACACGTACAATGTTCCAAGGAGAAAGTCTTTTTGCCATCTTCTCACCCATCAGACGAGTGATGCGACCGATCAAATATGGAATATCATATAGTTCACAGTTCCAACCAGTCACAACTTCTGGAAGATTATTTTGCCACCAATCCATAAAGGTATTGATTAGTGCATATTCATCCTTACACTCAACAAACTTAACATTTGATTGAGTAATCTTTGCAGGACGAGAACCAAATGTAGTAATCTGTTTGGTAGTATAATCCTGCACAGTGATCAGAAGAAGTTCTTCTGCACAGTTGAATACATCGGGAAACCCACTTTCAGCAGCAACCTCAATGTCAATAGTAATTAGTTTGATCTTATTGATGTCAAACTTAATTTCATCCTCAGGATAGTTTTCTGCAATGTACTGATAGACAAACCTATCATTTCCATAAACATTAAAACCATTTACGCCATTATACTTTTCCAAAAAGTCTCTACAATCCCGAATAGTACCGGGACGAATTGGTTCTACAGATAAACCATCTAGTGTCTTGTATTTACTTTCTTTCTTTGATGGTACAAAGAATGTTGGATAAAATTCCTCCCTGTTTATAAAATGTTTTCCGTTTTCAAATCCTCGGACGAGAATATCATTATTCAGTTGGTAGACACTTGTATAAAACTTCATTTAATAAGGGTAGAATAATCATCAAATAATGATTGTTTTGGATCAACAATCGTCATAATTTTGTCTGACGTAATCATTACAATATCGTCATCAGTATAATCTGTCAACCATTTGAAAAACTTACCTCCACTAATTTTATATGGTTTGATTAGTTTGCAATCTGGTTCTCCGAGTTCTGATGTGACTGCTTCAATTCCTGCTATCAATACAGTTCCATCAATAAGAATAATAATTTGTACTTCATCCATTTGTTTCTTCCTCCATTACTTCAAAGTTTTCTTCGTTAAGTATTTGAGGGGGTTTAAGATCCTCATTTACAACTCCATCTGATGTTGACGCATTCATTTTTTCAATATAAGAATTCTTGACCCATTCAATAGGTTCAACAATACTAATTACCCAATCTGGATTTACTGGAATATCTTTGTCTGCAGAGAGAACAATCCACGGAGAAAAGGAAACCCTATGTTCCACTTCATTCTCAAATTCATTTACATAACCCTCAAAAAGTAATTCTGGAGTTAGGAACTTAACAATATATGGATTACTAAACAACAAAGATACTACTTTTTCATTTTCATCTACAAGTTCTTTAATATCCGCAAGAACTTGTTCACCTGTCTTCAAATAAGCAAGTTTGACACTCATAATTACTCCATACCTCCTATTATAGTAACACAAAAAAATGGGGGCGTCAACTGGATTTTGCCAGTTGAGCCCCTAGCGGCGACGATAACAAATGTATTTATTACCGTTTCCTCTTCATTTTGCATGCCTTCTTATCAGGCGCCATTGCATATTTTACGGTCTGTCCGTGACAATCAACGGGTTGATCTCCCATCTTTACGTCAGCACCAAAATCGCCTTTTGCTTCCTGAATAGATTGAAGGTCCTGCGTAAACTGCTTAAAGGATTTCATACACCTTTCGTTTCTGATGATCTGGAATAACTCTATTTAGTTTGATGACTAATAGACCATCTTCCAAATTAACATCAGTTACTTCCACATCGTCGGAAAGTGTCCAAGTCCTCGTAAAGGCTCTCTTTGCAAGACCATTATGGAGATATTCCCCAACATCCGAAGTTTCTGCTTTCTTAGCCTCAACGGAAAGTTTATTCCATTCAGTAGAAACTTCAATATCTTCCTTCTTGTATCCTGCAAGAGCAAGTTCTAAACGAAACTCAGTCTCACTCTCCTTAATCAAATTGTATGGTGGATAGTTCGTTGTAGATTCATGAACCGCCCCAAAACGGTTGAACCATTCATCCATACCAATACTATACTTTTCAATATCATTTAGAAATTTATCAATATTTCCGGTGTTGTACTTTGCGAGTAACATAATAGACCTCCTTAAGCGTCTGTTTGGTTTAATTTACGGATCCGAAGACTCCGCTTTAGCGTATGGACGGTCAAAGGACCCATCCATCACTTATTATATATTGGAAATCATAAAAAAAGGGAGTGTTGAACTCCCTACAAATATTATTCGGTTTCCACTCTTTTTTTCTTACCAATATTATATTTACTCTCAAGAATCCAATCTCCCTTATCTTTATAAGAAAGAACTTTGATTTGATTCAAAGGAGCTACATCAGTAATTGAATCTGGTTTTACAATCGTAATCAATCCCCAATCGGAAAGTAGATTGATAATTCTATTTCTACGTTGAACATCATTCACCGTAAGATTGGCATGTTTACCATCAAGTGCAAACAATTCTTTAAAATGAACGATGTAATAACGACCCTGTTTATGAAGAATATGACAGGATTGATAAATTTTCTTTTCCTTGCGTGAAGCAACACCGATACGGGTTAGAGTTTCACGAACTTTCAGAAAATCATCTGGTTCATTCAGAATCACTTCCACCATTTGATCTTGCGACCAATTGACTTCAGGTTCAACAAAGGTACTCATTTCTTGCCTCCAACATCAAGTTTCTGTTTAATAAATGTAATCTGTTCTTTTGTAAGAATCTTCAATGCTTGTTGAGCTTTCTCATTACTATATCCATAGTATGATTTAACTGCATCAAGATCTTGAATTTTTTCTTTCTTAATCCACGGAGAAAATCTTTTCCGTTTCCTCACAGTATTTATAAGAAAATCATATTGGAGTCTACTGGGCAATGAGTGATTCATATTCATCTCATTTGCAAACATCACAGTATCAATAAATCCAGATAGACATTTATTGATAATGAATGGTGCATATTTCTTCTCCCACAAAGGATCTGAATCATCCATCAAATACTCTTTAGTAAAATTGATGGAATTCAAATAATCTTTCAATTCGTAACTCATCGGATAATATCAATAGATTCAGGGTTCTTATTCCAAGTCTCAAGTTCCGTACGAAGACGACCTTCAGACTTCAAAGTTTCATAACGATTGGAAGCCTTTTTCTTCCACCAATTCACAAGATTGTCAAAGTGAAACTTGTCATAGTTTTGACCAGGACGCAATACTTCTTCCCAACCTAGAATTACCTCACGAGAATTCTCAAATCCATAATCTGAAATATAAAATCTTTTCTGTTCAGTCAGATTTTTTGCATTTGCAATCGCAGTCTGAAACTCCACAGCCTTTTGAGAAGGTAAGCTTTTTTTGATGATTGAGATCATCCTTTGTTGCGTCTTCAGTTTGCGACTGGATGCGTCCTCCTTCACCAATCCCTGATTGTTGTTCCGTGCGATAAACCATTTGTTCAACTCCTGGAAGATCTCGTCGTGGAGCAGAGGGGTAAAATCACTTTGAGTTAAACCTTTGTACCTCATATAAGGTTTCAAACCATCATACTGAGATGATGCCTTTGTAGAACCATATAAAGAGGTTGTCTCAAATGAACAAATATCTGCGCCATATTTACTATTTAACTTCTCTCTTGCAGTATGAGAACAACAAAGAAGTGCAAGAAGTTTACCTCCGAGATAATTAAATCCAAAAGGTTGAGTTGGTACAATAATAAATCCCATAATTGCGTGACGATTAAATCTAGACAATTCTGGTGTTTGTCCGAGCCAATCATTACGAGGTTTGGAGTTAATCGTGGGTGATCCAAAACGACAGAAACCTACAATCTTTTGTGTATTGGTTTCCTGCACAATCCATTTCAAGGACTTACCGGGAATACTATCTTCAATTGCGTGAGAAGTAGTAATCTGCAACCTTTCATTAAAATATTCATTAGTGAATCCACCCTTCTCACCAGCAACATAAACTTTGAAGTTCATATCCTGTGGGTGCATATCAAACGCATCAAACATATCATCCTCAGGACCTAACCCAAGGATAGATGTTGGAATTTGTTCCATTCTTTCAAGTTTAATGTTACGCAGATATTCATCAATACGACCCATATTTGAGAAATAATCAATGAACTGATCCGCTGCATAAACTGCATCATCAATTTCTAATATCATTCTATTTCATAATCAAAGTGATTTTTGAATTTATTCTTTTCGTTTTCTGTCAAATTCAATCCATACAATCTACCATAATCAAATGGTATTTGACGAATCATATCATATTTTTTGAATCTTTGAAAGAATTTTTTTTGTGTCGGATAGTTAATAATATCTTTTTTAGATACAACTAAAATTTTATCCAATGATTGATTAAAATAAACCATTGCAAAATCTACTGGTAGTGTTAGAAATTTTTCTTTTCTACCCAAGAAACTTATATATTTGTATTGTGGTGGCCAATCAGATTTCCATTGACTCCATCGTTCAACATCTACAGTAGAAATAAGTTTTCCATTTTTATAGATACCAACATCTACATTATATTTACCAAAAGGTTTT